TGGAGTTACCAGGGAGACACGAAGCATGTGTTCGCGAAGCAAGAGGTGCTTCTCAAGGACCACGGGGCTCAGCCACGTATAGTCTATCAGGGTACAGATATGTACAATTTCCTGACTGGCTGCGTTGTCATGGAGCTACAACGTCGCATGAAAATTTCTCTCAGTCACCAAAACCCTCTCAACACCGGAAATGTTGTCGTGTTTGCATGCGGCAAGTCCGGCGAGGAACTGGGAGACGTGATTCATGCAGCCCCGGGTGTGATGTTGGAAAGCGACTTTGCCAATAACGATGGGTCACAGAGTGTGGAATTCCGCCGCAGAGAGGCGATGTTCTATGCAAAGCATGGGGCTCCGGCGTGGTTTGTGCGTGAGTTCGCCAGAAACACAAGTGTTCGTGTCTGGACTCGATATGGCATCGAGGCCACTGTCAACGGGCAGAGGTGGTCGGGAGAGACCACCACTACCACTGGAAACTCTTATGTTGGAAGTGCTCTCTTGCTAGCTGCTGCGTTGCTAGCAGGAGTTGAAAAAAGCACGCACATACACGGCGGGGACGATTTCTTGGGGCTCTTACCCGAGGCGGAGGTCAAGGCTATGGAAAAGGCGATCAGTGTTGTTGTGCCCCAGGCGGGCATGCAGGCTAAGGTCCTTGTCCCTCCGTCGCGGCATCATGGCACTTTCTATAGGAAACGCTATGTGAGTGACAAGGTGAGAACTCGTCCCGTTCCCCAATTCGGGCGCGTGCTGGCCAAGCTCAACCTGAGGGCTAATCGTAACACTCAGGTTGGAGACAGGGATTACATGGCAGGGAAGTACTACTCTGCCGCGTATGAGCACCGGTTCGTGCCCGGAGTGAAGGACTTGCTTTTGGAGACGGCTCAGCAAATGAGCGAGAAACCCCACTTCGACGTCAGGCTGACGAAGATGAACGAGATGGGCGGTGTTGAAAATATCGTGGAAAAGGTGAAGAATTCGGATGTGTTGGATCCGGATTCGTTCAGCGATTACCTGAGGGATGTCTATGGGATCGGGTTGGAAGATCTCATGGACGCGTATGGGCGTGTTGCTTCCGGAGCGGTGGGCTGGCTTGACCAGTACACCTATGTAGACAAGAAGGGAAAGCAACACTCAAAATACCCACCCCGCGCACAGGTCATCGGGGGCGAGACTATAGAAGCTCTCATCGCCCACGATATTTAGGGACATTGGCAAGCCACTTGGTGTGAGTAACGGACCATAACGTGAACACATCAGCGAGAGAAAAA